ATCGCAAATCCCATAGTAACTGCATCCAGCACAGGTTCTCGCAAAATACTTCGTTGGGAATATCCCATTCTCATATGAATGAAGTAGTTGGGACATTCCCTTTACCACAGAAGTATAACTCCCTTTCTTCTTGGGTTCCAAATGGATGTAATTAGATGCTGGGTAGTACCAGCCCCAATGTGTGATAGGTATGTTCCTATCTAGTCCATGTTCCCTCAGTGTTTCTTCAGGACAGTTCTCAAACAACAACTGATAGAAGGCCATTTCCTTCCTCATCATCGTAGTCTTGTAGTCCTTCCAAGCACCAGTCTTCAACTCCATAGGGATGTAGGAACCATCCTCATGAAACATACGGTCAATGATTCCCTGTAGGTGAACAACGTAATCCCTGCTGAGGGGGAACTTCTCGTTGCCATCTGCTTCTATTGTTATCTCAGCATCAAGCATTACCTCATTGACTACTGGTATGAAGTCCTCCATCATTGACTCGGACTTGGCCTCTAGGAAGCGGTTAGCCTCAAAGATAGACATAGCCTCATACATCTCTGTATAGTCATCAATTGGATGTAGGCTCATACAGTAATTCACAAGTTCTGCATGGGAGAGGTTCTCCGCCTTCTTTATGTCGAAGGCGTTGAAGAAATCCTCTCTTGCATTGTGGATTATAGTTCCCTTGACCATCGCCTCAGTTTGGTCTTGAGGCAATTTGTCTATGTAACTGAACTCGTACTTCTTAGGACACCAATTGTAAGAACCGAATGAAGACTTGGTAATCTTCAGTATCGGCTCCTCTGGGTTGTCATAGTTCTCCGGTTGGAACTGATAGGTATATTCTCTCATAGTTCTCCCTTCTTTAATGAAGGAAGACCCGTCCAAACTACCTCACCATTCTTAATCGTCAAAACGGTGTTTCTTGTTCCAATCAGTTCCGGTTTAACCGCACTTGCTTCTATCAGAGCAGTAAATACAGTTTCCGTCTTACTAATCTTCCTTTCCATTCTTATTGTAGAAGTAAAGATGTCCTCTGTTGAATCGTGCCAATTGGCAATGATACCAACGGGGCTACCATCTACATACTTCTCCTTTGAATGGGCAATCACAATCCTATGACAATCCATCTCTAGAATCTTCTTGTGTAAGAAGTTCTTGTATGGTGTGTTCCTATCTCCCCATACGAAAGGCAACTGCTTGATTACCGTATCAGCATCAAGGTTGTGCTTTATCCTCATGTATGTCTCACATACATCAGTGAGGAACTTATCAGCACCATCTATAATCACTGCCTTTAGTTTTCCATTCTCTAGGTGTGACATTGCTTCTTCATAGTGCATCTCTGCATTATGCTTAGTAGCCTTGATATCAACAAGGGTGTCTGGGTGTCTCTCAATGGGATTGAATACAACTAGGTTCTCTGTGTTGTCGTAATGGTTCCTCTTTACGTCAATGAACCTATTGTCATAGTCCCATACAAAGACATACATACCATTCGCTATATCCTCCTCTGTGAGTAGGTCTGCCGCTAAAGCAGATTTGGCGGTTTTGGGTGCGCCCCAAATCCCACAACACAGATAGTTCGTATCTCTGTCTTGTGCCGCCTTTCTCTTAGCGAGATATGCCTCTCTTCCTAATGCGAAAGAGCCTTGTGTCTTTTCAGTCGTTGTTGTTGCTTCATTTGTCTTATTCGTTGTCCACGCCATCTTCATCACCATTTTCATAATGCACCAATCTATTTCCACAGGTGCGTAATATTTCATTCAAATCATTATACGATACTTTCAGTCTTACTTCCTTACCAGAGAGTGTATGGAGTTTAACCCAGAACTCTCCAGTTTCATGATTCTTCTTCCAAGTCACGAAATCAATGTTTCGTGCTGGGATAGAATAACTCCCCCCATGTATCACAGGGTCATCATCAGTATAGGCACTGATGTGATATGTTTTGTAATATCCCTTGCTCATTCCATCTCCTCCTCATGCCATTTCCTCGCGTATTCCAGTGGCTTTTTCATGCCTACACCGAACCTTCGCTCATAAGCCTCAAAGAAGTCTCTTGTCGTTTCATATCCTACGTCCTCACATAGAGATTCTATGCTTGAACGAGGATACTCATCAATACCACTCGGTGCTATGAAGGTAGCCAATCTAATTGCTTCGTGATAACTCATGAGAAAAACCAATCCGTTTCTTCTTCCTCTGTGAACTCAATAGCCTCTGGGCTTCCGCCTCTTGACTTGAGCGCGTGTATTCCTGTGACGTTTATAGTCACGTTCTGTAGTACGCCTTCGTTATCAGAGGATTGTGATGTTCTACCAACAACTACCACGTTTGAACCAATACCGAAATCGATATCCATGTGCGGTGGTATCCAACAAGTAGTGCCACTCCATCCATCTCCATCGAAATCGAAGTCAGTGTTCAGGTCATCAAGAGTTAGAATCCTGTTACCATTCTTAGTGGGAGTCATGTTGATACTAGTCACACTACCATCAGTAAACACGAACCTATCCTGATATTTCTTGTTCGCTACAGTGCTATGGAACCTATCAAGGTCGATTAGTGGACTGTAGTTCCCTTCTGAATGTTCCATCAGGGAATCCTGAATAGACACATCAGATACATCTACTTGCCCATCAGCCATCTCATGGTTGTATACGAGAGAAGCAGTGGTCTTGTCTGTCACACCGTGTATCTTCTCACTGTCATTTGAGTTGATGATGCATGTGAAATGCACGAACTCAAACGTCTTCGGATTGAAGTCTACGCTATGTGGTCCCTTGTAGTTGAAGTAGTATTTCCCTAGTGTGCCGTTGACTTCACCCAAGAAGACACCTGCTCTACGGAACTCGGACTTAGCCAGTGGCTTTCCGTAGTTCTTGTTTACGAAAGTACCGTACTTCTCTGTTGCATCTAGTGGGACTAGATACCTACCATCGTCTAGTTCTACATGGTTCTCAGGCAACTTACCGAAGACGCGAATTACCTCTTCGCCATCCTTCATCATCTGTCCCTCGTACTTGTCTCCCGTCATAGGGGTGAACAATGCAACCTTACCTAGTTCATAGGTAGTGTCTGAATCTCGGTGATAGTCACCTACGATTCTATCTCTTTGTATTGCCATCATGTCCCTAGCCTCGTCTAGAGAGATGAAGAAACCAAATGCTGACTTGAAGAAGTCATCATCGCCAACAGTTGCTGGCCTCTGTTGTGCTAGTTTAGCACCAGAGAAGTATTGTCTCCATAGTCCTCTAGCCAGAAGCGGGTCTTTTGTGACATCAATCTGGTTCTGCGAACAGATATCATTGAACTTGGCTTCGGCCTCCTTTTCGTTCATGCCGAGTATATCGGCGGCTTTTCTTATTTCATTCATTATTGTTTCATCCATTTTTATTCCTTCCTTTTTCTTCTTTCGTTTATGATTTCCAACAGGGCTTCTGCACTAATGACCACACCGGCCAAAATCCAAAAGGTGTCGGAATCTAATTGTAAATACCCTGCCATGTTAAGCAGTGGTAGTAGTATTAGGAGCATTCCTCCTACTAGTATGATTTCGTATCTCAGCATTATGTGCTTGAAATCATCTATGTCTGTCTTTCCGTCTTTATTAAAATCAAATATTTTTCTCATCTTACCATCTTCTTCTATTATTATCAAATATCATTTTGTATAGTCCTCTCATTATTACGAATACAAAGAAGACCTCTATTCCACTCATATCATCTGCCCTATCATCCAAGAAGCCAGCACTTTAGGAGTCATACTTGAACTCCTCCACTCTGCTTCCCCGACAACACGAAGTAATTTGAACTTTTCATTGCTAGTCATATCTGTCTTTATGATAGTATCATGCAGACCGATGCATACGGTCTTCATCTCTATTGAATCGTAAAGTAAACTATGCACCTTTTCCACCGCTATCGTATATTTATTCTCATTGACTAATTCTAATATTTCTGTGTAAGGTAACAGTTGTTTGTCTATCTGGTTGACGAGGCTCGCTCTGCTAGAAACCGCCGCTTGGAGTTCCGTCAGCCCCCTTCTAACATCTCCATGTAGGGACTCTATGAAGGTTTCTAACTCATCTTCCTTTATGTGGTGTACCTCTTCTGATACTAACACATTAGTCAGTACATGGTGAATGTGGTGACTACCCAATCTCTTGAAAGAATAGTTCGCACATCTAGAAATCAAGGGGTGTATGATTCGGTGTCTATCATTGCAAGTTATGATGAACCTACAATTATCAGAGTACCTTTCCATAATTCTCTTCAATGCATTCTGCGCATCTCTAGTCATACCATCCATCTCATCGAGAAGTATAATCTTGAAAGGCGCGTCACCTATCTTACTAGTAGATGCAATCTCCTTAATCCTAGTTCTAACAGTCTCAAGTTTCCTATCATCTGAAGCGTTGATTTCAAAGAAGTTTGACTTCACATCGTCCCTCAACATATCATTCGCTAGTGATATAGCCGCCGCAGTCTTACCTACTCCCGCTATACCATACAATAGGACATTGGGCATCTCTTGATTCATTACCCAATGTTCCGCGTCCAAAGTGAAATCCATTTGGCCGATAATCTCGTTTAGTTTTCTTGGTCTATATTTTTCTGTCCATAACATTTCTTATTCCTCCTCATCTAATTGTCCTATATACTGCCATTTACCCGTAGCACTCTTTCTACCAGCATTTGGGTAGTATCTAAAATCGGGGTGTATTCTCAACAGACTGGTTAATTGTATGGCAGTAGTACCAGCGTGTTGACTTCTTCTTCCGCTAACTCCAATGTAATTGTTCATGTATCTCATCATTTCTGATTGGAGGAACCGCTCTCTGCCCCTGCTCTTTCCGAACTTCACCATTGCATTCTTCTTGTATGTGTGTTTAATCGGTCCAGCCATTACAACCAAGCCTCCAATGATTCTTGTGGGGCTATAGGAGCATAGCGTTTCTTCCTCTTCTTCTCTCCTAGTTGTAGCATCCTACATTCCGTATTGTCTAATACGGTCTTCGCATATTCTCTAAAGGATTCGTCTTTCAACAAGTCCTTCAATAGGTGAGCATCTGCTCTCCTTAGTTTTAATTTATAGCAAATCTTCGGTAATGTCGAATATGCCTTTCTCTGTGGCATTACCATCTTGCGTTGCATTCTACCATCATGGGAATATGCCAACATCTCATAGAAGTAGTCACTAGACCATCTCCTCTTGACATAGAAGTCAATGAAGGATAGTTTGTTCGGATGAACATTAGGTGCAATCCATGAGAGTATCTGAATATCAGGGGGCTTGCTTATCATTAACATGTCCTTGACCTCTTCCCTGTCAGGGTTCCTTAGATATTCCTTAATCATCGGGAACATGTCGATGTCATAATTGACTGGCTCATCGGACCTCGGTGCTATTTCCCTTATCTCTTCGGCCATGGTCTTCTTAGTAGACCTCTTCAACTTACAGAGGCTCATTAGTTTCTTAGGAACACCCTTCTGGTTATCAGATACTAATACAACTTGACCTCTGTATTCTAGAATGGTTCTCCTTATCAATTCGACATTGGCCTTGTAGTGAACCTCATCAACTATGATGCCTCTTTCTGGTGGGATGCTATAGTTGTCCTCTATGTCAAACTCATTGGCATATTGAATGATAGGGTCATCGGAAACGAAGGACATCGCCTTCTTCATTTTCTCTGTATCCGTCTTTCCTACTACTATTATTGCTCTATTCTGATTCATCGTTTTCATTAGGCTCATCTGTAACCCTCACTTCCATTATTTCTTCGTATTGTGCTTCGCACTTATCGCAGTGGACTTGTATTACAAACCACTTCAACCCATTCTCTTCCTTAACTCCCGCATTATAGCCGAAGTCCTGATTGCCACATTCGTTGCAACCCTTCTTTATCCTCTCAAACACATGGTGTTCGACAATTTCTGTTTCGTCTTCCATCTTGGCTATTGCATGGTTGAATGCTACATTCACATTGCATGTGTTACACATCTCCCCTGCTTGGACGGGTCTAATTTGACACCTTGGACACCGCTTCATGCTAATCCCTTCATCTGCAATATGGTATCCAGCCCCTTCTGTGTGAGATGCTCACCATTCGTACACATACCAACACATTCCTTGAATGTTACCCAGAAGGGGTTCATTGGTAAATCGGGTATCAGTTCATCACAGGTCTTATTGAGATTAACCATGTTGGTGATTAGCAGTATTGGTCTTGGTCTGCTCTTACTCTCCTTCTCCTTCAACTTGCTCTCAATCTCATATTGTAGTAAAGACCTCTGAACGCCTAGAAGCAGTTCCTCATGTCCTCTCAGACATATTCTCAACCTCACACGATACCCAAGTGTCACGGTATGTTCCTTCGCTACTATAATCTCAGGAATAGCAGAAGAAATCATGATGCCCT